CAGGATTTTTATTAACTTTTGGATTAATTTTATTAATAAGTGGAGGAATTATGTTATATTGCTATAGAAGACTAAATTTATTAGAAAAAAGTGTTATTGAGCATGGTAAAATTTTACAAAACTTTATTATGAACTATAATATTCAAATGCAACATTTTAGTTTATTAAATAAATCTATGTCTACTAGTAATACTACTAATAATGTTGAAAATACTAGAAGTGAATATGTAGAATTTGATAAAGTTAAGAAAATTAATTTAGGGGAAAAAATATCTGTATCAGATAATGAAGATGAAGATGACGAAGATGAAGAAGATAAAGATGACGAAGATGAAGAAGATAAAGATGATGATGAAGAAGATAAAGATGAAGATGATGATGATGACGAAGCCGATGATGATGATGACGAAGCCGATGATGATGATGACGAAGCCGATGATGATGATGACGAAGCCGATGATGAAGATGATGATAAAGATGAAGATGATAGTAATGAGGATGATGATGACAAAAACAAATTAGAAAATTTAACTATTGTTAATAATAAATTAGAAGATTTAGAAGATTTAATAACTTCAGAAAATATTGAAGTAAACGAACAAACTATATCAAGTTTTGATGATGAAACATTTTTAAAAAATTTACCTATAAACTTAGATTCATTTACATTAGATAATACAAATAGTAATCCAAAAATAATTAATTTAGAAAATATTCAAGATACAAATGATAAAACAGGTGAAAGAAAAAATTATTCAAAAATGAAGGTAGATGATTTAAAAACTTTGGTTGTAACAAAAAATTTAATAGATAATGAAAGTGCTCAAAAAATGAAAAAGTCTGATTTAGTAAAACTATTACAAAAATAATAAAAATTTATAATAAAATGAGCATACTTTTTATAAAATAAGTTTTAATATAAAATCTATAAAAAATTAATATTATTACATAATATAATATTAATTTTATGAGTTGGGGAACTTGTTATAGTGGTTCAAATAATATTCACTTTAATTTTCCTCCTTTAATGGAGGACTCTAGATTATTTAGCAATTATTATTCATCGGCACTCAACGATAGTGTTTTTCAAAATAATAAAAATATAAAAAATAATAGTGACTATAGGAAATACTTACAAGTAAATGCTGATATTATTATAAAAAATAATCAATATGTTTCTATTGCTGAATGTGGAATAAATACAAATTATAACTCTGAACCTTTAGTATCTAATCAAACTCCTTATATTTTTAACTCAATTTTATCTCGTGATCAACCATATGGTTATGAAACAAGTGACTTAAAAAATATATATTTATCTAGGCAACAATTGGATGCGCAAAAACATGTATCAAAGTATGTAATTAATGCTAATTAAAAATATTTTATTATATTTTATAATATTTTATTATATTTTATAATATTATATAATATTATAAACTATGAATTTTTTTGATGGTTTGATGACACCTTTAAATAAAGGTCATTGTATGTATTTTTATGTTTTAGGATGGGCGGCTTTGGCATTAGCATTTTTAGCAATAATTGTAGGACTAATAGCCATATATAAAAAGTATTACAAAATGCTAGTTTTCGCAATATTATATTTTTTTATCTTTATATTAGGGTATTATCTTTATAGATTAAACTATTCAGTATGCTTAGCTGCTAATAAATAAACTTTTATTATAATATATAGAAATAAATAAATATTATATAATTAATTATATAATATTTGTAATAATAAATATAATATTAATGAAAATATTAAGCATAGATATAGGCATTAAAAATTTGGCATATGTGATTTTAGAATGTGATGCTATACATAATAAAAATAATACTAATGAATTTAAGGATTTTAAAATTATTAAATGGGATGTTATAAATTTATGTAACAAATTAATTTCTTGTAATGAAAAATGTTGCTCAAAAGAAGCAAAATTTCATAAAGACAATATTTTTTATTGTAAAAATCATACAAAAAAATCAGAATATAGTTTACCAACATGTAATATTAAAACATTACATAAACAATCTGTTGCTAATCTCTCAAAACTAATTGAACAATATCAAATTAAAATAGAAAAACCTATTAATAAAGCTTCATTAATAAAATTATTAGAAGAATATTTAAACACTACGTGTTTTGAAGCAATTGAAAGTGTTAATGCAAACAATGTAAATTTAATAGATATAGGAATTAGTATAAAAAACGAATTAAATGAATTATTTAAAAATTTTGACTTATCTACTATTGACCAAATTATTTTGGAAAATCAAATAAGTCCTATTGCTAATAGAATGAAAACTATTCAGGGCATGATATCTCAATATTTTATAGATTGTAATAATTATAATATTAAATTTATTTCGGCTACAAATAAACTAAAACCATTTATCAATAAAGAAAGTAAATATATAAATGGTTTTAAAGATTTATGCGAAATTGATGAAGTTAAAGATGTTAAAGAAGCTAAAGAAAACAAAGATAAAAAATTATCATATAATGAACGAAAAAAACTTAGCATTTATTATACAAAACAACTATTAGAGCAAAAAAATATGTGTCTTGAACATGCTTTCTTTATTAAACATTCAAAAAAAGATGATTTGGCAGATTGTTTTTTACAAGGAATTTATTATTTAGAAAACTTTAATGTACTAAAATAATTAATATGTTAATAATATGTTAATAATATGTTAATAATAATTAATATATAATATATATTGCGGAGTATTTAAAAATTAAACTTCTAGTTTTATCATAATAGTTTTAATGGATATTGTAGAAATAGAACCCGAAACTTTGAATATTGATAATTTTCAAATTCCAGAATTTAAAATAAATGATCCAGATGTAGAAGAAATTATATCAAAAAAACCATCTTCTAATTTTGGAGGTGGTATTGAGTTATTAATGAATGGAAAAAATATAACTGATAAAAAAACATCAACATCAATAGATATTGAAGACATTACTAGTTTAGAAAATGAATTAAATGATTTAACAGATAATAACACTTCAAAACAATTTGACGACAAATTAAAATTAAATACTACTATAGATTCAAATAATAAAAAAGAAATAAATTATAATCAATCAACAAGTGCCAATAAAAAATCTATTTTTGGAGGTTTATTTGGTGATTCTAAAAACAATGGTTCAAATGTTAAACCTGTTACAAAAAATAATGATAATGACGCAGCAAATTTAGGAAAATCAACAGCAAATATGAATGAAAATAAAACATGGGATGGATTTGGTAAATTTAATAATGTACCTATTAACTTAGACAAAGCACAAGAAAAACCTGAATTAACTAAAGAAGAAGAATTAAAAGAAAAGTTCAAATATTTACGCAAGTTAGAAGACCTAGAGAAAAAGGGAGTTTCGCTTAGCAAGCGCTATAATATGGATTCTAATTTAAATGAAATGATTGGAGAATATGAAACTATTATTGCCGAAAAAGAAAAATCAAACGCAATTAAATTTCAAGGAAAAATGTTAATGGCTTGTATAACTGGATTAGAGTTTTTAAATAATAAATTTGATCCTTTTGATATTAAACTTGATGGTTGGGGTGAGCAAATAAATGAGAATATTGATGAATATGATGAAATTTTTGCCGAATTACATGAAAAATATAAATCTAAAGCAAAAATGTCTCCCGAATTAAAATTATTGTTTCAATTAGCCGGTTCAGGAATGATGATTCATATGTCAAATACACTATTTAAATCTTCTATGCCTGGAATGGACGATATTATGCGTCAAAATCCAGAATTAATGAAACAATTTACTCAAGCTGCGGTTAATACTATGGGTCAGTCTAAACCTGGATTAGGCGGATTTATGAATGGACTATTTGGAAATAATGGTTCTAATCCTGGATTTGGAGCATCAATGCCACCAAATGTTAATTCAGGACCTCCGCCACCACCTGTTGAGTCTAAATTACCCGAACGCAGTCAAAGAGTGCAAAATATAATAAATCGCCCAGATATTATGTCGGCACGTGGCATGGAAATTGATAATGGTGAAGGTAATCCTTATAATGAACAACGTATTACACGTCCTGAAATGAAAGGTCCTTCTATTGCTCCTCCCAGTCAAAACATTGCGTCACTATTAAGTGGTCTAAAAACTAAGCAAGTTGATGTTAATGATAAAAGAAATAATGAATCTAGCACTATTAGTATTGAAGACTTGAGAGATTTAACAAATGCTAAAATACCAACAAAATCTAAACGCAGACAGCGAAGTGACAAAAATATTGTGAGTTTAGATATTTAAAATATTGTTTAATATTTTAACATTAAAACATTAAAATATTAAAAATATATAAGTAATTATTTTTAATATATATTAAATGGAGGTCGTATTTTTACCAAGTGGTAGATTAGGAAATGCTATTTTTCGATATTTAGCTTGTTGTATTTTATCTATTAAATATGGATATCAATATAAAAATTTTTCTGCCGAATCATTTAATATTAATAATTATAAACATGTTTCTGAAGAAGAAATTAAGAGTATTCTTTTAAATAAAAAAATAGATTTGCCACCAAAAATTTTATTAAAAGAATTTTATCAACATGATTATATCCAATTTAAAAAAGAAATAATTGATTACATAGAAAAAAATAAACATTTACATACTATTAGTACTGAAGAAACATTTTTTTTAAAAGATTTAATAGATACTCCTGTTAATTTTAATAAATACTATGATATTGTTATACATTTAAGACTTGGTGATTTTATAGAAACTAATTTTCCTTTTAGACTAATAATTAATTTAGAGTATTATTATAAATTATTTAATACATTAGATTTAAAAAATAAAAAAATAGTATTACTTAGTGATAATATAAAAACTGTATTTGAAAAAAATTATATAGAACAATTGATAAATTATTTTAAAGTAAATAATTTAAATATTGCTTATGAAAATAATGATATTTTAACTGATTTTCATATAATAAAAAACGCAGAAATAGTAGTTTGTTGTATGTCATCATTTTCATGGTCGGCAGTATTATTATCAGATAAAGTTAAAACTTGCTACTTTCCAGATTATCCAATTATTGATAAAAATAATTGGTTATCAATTAAAAAACCTTGTGAAAATACATTATATTATAAATTTTATTAATAAATATTAATAAATATTAATAAATATTAATAAATATTTATTAATAGAAAATAGTATGGTATTTACTTGTGATTTTTGTAATAAAGACATTTCTGAATATTGTACTTTATATTTTGGATTTGATTGTATGTGCTGTAGTAATCATTGTCGTTCACAAGTTATTCAAATAAATTTACAAATTGATCCAAAAATGAATAGTCCGCATACTTGGTTTATACATAAATTAAGAGCTGAAAAAAATAAAGACAATAATAAATTATTACCAAAAAATCAATCATTAATAAATTTATTAACACAATTAGTAATGTAAAAATCTTATGTAATTTCTAACTCCTCATTTTTTGAATCATTATTTACACTAATGCTAGGTTTTTTAATATTTAATTTGAGAATTCCTTTGTGCATTTTTTGCTTATATGATAAACAATCATATGGTACTTTCATATAAATAGTTGTTTTATCTTTTGTAACAGCAATAGTATACATACGCACCATACTATAACTTATAATATTAAATTATAATATTATAATTTAATAATTTTAAATAATTATAATATATTATTTAAATTTTATACTTTAAAATTATATAGTTAATAATAACAATGATAAATAAATATCCTATAAATTCTGATTATAGTAATTTAGAAACATATATAATAAACTTAGATACTACTATAAATAATTATACTAAACAATTACCATATTTATTAAATCTTGGTTTAATAGTAGAGAGATTTAGCGGAATTAATGCTTTAAAAGATGAACACTTGAAGCCCGAATATAAGCAATATATTTCAAGTTATGCTAAATATTTTGCCCCAAAATCTGTAATTGGTTGTGCTTTAAGTCATATATTGTGCTGTAAGCATATAAAGTCTAATTATAGTAAAAAAACAAATGCTAATGTGCCATTTTTTCTAATAATGGAAGATGATGCTTTTCCATTGTATAATAAAGAAGAATTTTATGAACTCCTTAATAAATCATTATATGAAATACAATTATTAGATAGTAATTGGGATATTATACAATTACATAGTGATTGTATTTTACCAACAAAGGATACATACAATACACATATTGCGTGTGGAAGTACCGCAGCTTATTTAATATCAATTAATGCTATTAATAAAACATTAAATTCTAAAATATATGGACATTTAGATTTTATTCAACACAACTTTATTATATATAATAAATATAGAACAAAAGAAAATTTATTTTATACAAATGAAAAAGACAGTCTAAATAGAATTGAAGTTAAAAGTAAATTAAATTATAAATATTATAGTTTATTATTAAAATCAAGATTTTGTGAATTATTAAATTATTATACGCATATTATTCCATTACGGGGAGAGAAAAAGTACCAACACTTTTTAGAATTTAAATTATTAAAAGAACCTTTTTTTAATAAAGAATTTAATGCCAATGATTTATTAGATTATTTATTAACATTAATAATATTAAGAAAATTATTACAAAAATGAATTGACTATTTTAAATATTTAAATATATAAAATATTTAAATATAAAATTACAAATTAAATTATAATGGTTTATAGTGAGGACTATTCATTTCAACCAAAATTAATATGTAGTAAAGGAAATATGTTATTAAGTGAAATAAAAATACCTAATAGCACCAACAAAGCATATAACTTACAATTTGAGTTTAATAATTTAGACACTAGTAAAGTAAATAGCGATACACTTTTAAGCACGGCAATTTATGAATTACTTGAAAAAGTAAATGTTGAATTAATTGAAAAAATATATATTTTGGATACAATAAATAATTGCGAAACGGATGTATGTATTTTATTAAAACAAATTGCCAAAGAAGTAGGCATTAAACAAAAATATGTCTTATTTAGAACTACTAAATATTCAAATAATTTAAATAAAAATATTACTTTTTACAATAAAGATTTAATATATGATCATAAAGACTTAATAGACACTTATTTAAAATCTATAAATTTAAATACTGAGAACTATGAAGCAATGACTTTCAATTTTGGGAAAACTTATATAAGTATAAATGATGAAATAACACAACAAAATGAAGTTACTAAATTAATAAATGTTAAATTTTCGATTGATTTTCAATTAACAATAACAGATGATTTGCCTATTTATATGAACAATTTTATTGGATTAATGTTTAAAAAAATGTTTTACAATTTGAAAGAATTTATAACTAATTTAAATTCATAATAATATATTTTTAATAATAATAACTTAATAACTTAGTATTTATTAAATTATTAAAACAATGGTATTCATTAATGTGTATATATTTTTACGAATTACAAAATTAATAACATTAGTTATGTGTGAAATTATAAAATTTTACACATTAAAATGTGTTAATAGTTTATATAAAATACCCAGTACCAGATTAGAATTAATAAAAAAAATATCTAAAAAATTAGAACAAGAAAATATTGTATATGTGAAAATATTTCAAGCATTATGTTTAGACAAAGATTTATTAGCTAGTGATGAGCAAGAATTTTTACTTACATATACAGATAATGTTCCATATAAAACTAATGAAATAGATTATGACTTATTAAATAAGTTAGAAGCGGAATTTTCAATAACTTTAAAAAGTAAAATTCCAATAAATTGTGGTATAGTAGGACTTGTTTTTGAAGGTACTGATTTGTCTAATAATAAAGTAATTATTAAAATGTTAAAAAAAGATATTTATGAGAGATTTACAAATGTTTTCGACGAGTTGCTATATATATCATATATATGCCAATATATTCCATACATAAACTCTCTCAAAATAACAAAATTACTTATAGATAATGAACAAATTTTATTAAATCAAATGAATTTTATAAAAGAACTTGAAGCTATTGAAATATTTAGTGAAAAATATAAAAATAATAAAGAATACGTATTTCCAAAAGTTTATAGACATATAACCGAAAAATACAATAAACTATTAGTAATGGAAAATATTAGTGGACTTAAATATAAAGACATAGAAAACATGAGTGAAACCATTAAAGAAGAGTTTGCATATGTACTTAACAAATTTGGTATATTAGGAATTTTATATCATTCAGTTATTCATTGTGATCTTCATAGTGGAAATGTATTTTTTTATATAAACAATGAAACTACTTCAACAAATAATGAAGTTGTAAAATATAAATTAGGTATAATAGATTTTGGTATATGCGCATTTCCCAATAAGAAAAATCAAAATGCGTATTATGTTTTTCTAAATTCCATATATTGTAATCAAGATTATAGCAACATAGAAAAGTTGTTATATACTATTATACAAGAAAAAGACGCATTTAATAATTTAAATGCTACAACAAAACAGGAATTTATAAATGAAACTATTAAGTGTTTTCAAGTAAATATTAAAGATGAAATATCTACTCAATTATTAATAGACGCTAGTAAATTATTTAATAAATATAATTTTAACTTTACAGAAGAATTTAATAAAGTGATTTTAAGTTTACATACAGCAAATAATTTTGGAAAACAATTATCCAAAAATTTTAAAGCAACTCAAACAAAAATAATGACTGATTTGAATAAATTTAATAATTTATTTAGTATTTAGTGTTTTGGGGGGACTTGGACGCATTTTTTTATAAAGTTAAATACTACCTAAATAATTTCTCTTATGTTAAATGTATTAATATTTATAATAAATATAAAAATATTAATACCTAAGTTATAAAATTACAAAATGTGAAAAATTCGGAAAAATAAATTTCAAAATTTTTTTGAAAATGGACATTTATAAATGTCCAATTTTTGAATTTTAAAACCTTTTATAAAAAAATGAGAAAAAAAAGCATTTTTACAAATTTTAAAGCATAAAGGATTAAACATTTATAATTTTCAAGAGAAAAACTCCTTACCATAAATTTTTTTACCAATTTTTTAAAAACTTTGGCCAAATTTTTGTTGACATTTGTTGACAAAAATTGTCCGCAAATATCCGAACATAAATATATTTAAGTTGTTTATGATGAGTTATGCTAAGGCAAATACAGATTCTTTGTATAGAATTATGCCCTTTCGAAAAATAGCTGACATTTATTTACAAAAAATCCGTAAAAATCCGAATATTTTCATAAATTATTTAAATACTATTTTCTATTTAAATAATAGCACTATTAATGTTTACAAAAAAATCCGCAAAAATCCGCAAAGAATTTGTATGTATTAATTGTCTCTATAATACGTGTGATAAAAAAGATTATAACAAACATATTAATACAGCAAAACATAAAAATAATACAAATGTTGACATAGTTTTGACAAATATAGAAGAAAAATCCGCAAATTTAAATTCAAATATAAATGAAATAGTATGTAATTGTGGTAAAAAATATAAAAGTAGACAAGGATTATATGCTCATAAAAAAAAATGTGCTTTTATAGAAAATGAGAAAATGGTTGATAATGCAAATAATTCAAATAATAGTAATAATTCAAATAATAGTAATAATTCAAATGATTCAAATAACCAACTAACATTAACAAATGATTTAATTATTAAACTACTTAATGATAATAAAGAAATGAGAGAAATTATAATTAAGCAACAAGATCAAATAAGCGAATTATTACCTAAAATAGGCAATAATTTTATAACAAACAATAACAATAATAATAAATTTAATATTCAAGTATTTTTAAATGAGCGCTGTAAAGATGCTATAAATATGAGCGATTTTATTAAATCAATACAAGTAAGTTTACAACAATTAGATTATACTAAGCAAAATGGAATAGTAAATGGTCTAAGTAATGTAATAATTGAAAATATGAACAAGTTAGGTTTATATCAACGTCCAATTCATTGTACAGATATAAAACGTGAATCATTATATATTAAAGATGATGACAATTGGGAAAAAGATATTAATAAAGAGAAAATTAGAAAGGCAATAAAAGATGTATCAACAAAGCAATTTTGTGCATTAAGTAAATGGACAAAAGAAAATCCAGATTTTCAAAATAATGAATCTAAACAAAATTATTATACACATACATTAGTAGCAATAGCAAACAATAAAGAAGACAATGAAGAAAAAATAATAAAAAAATTATGTAACAATAGCTATATAAAAGAATAATGAGTTAATAATTTATTTACTTTCTATATCACAAGTCACAGCAACTATATTATTTTCTTTATTTTCTGTAGTTGAAGTATTATTTATAATTTTACTCTTATAATGCTCATTAATAAATGAGCAAATTTTATAATAAGTAACAAAAGAAATAGAAAACATTGTAACACAACTATTAAACATCATTAAGCCATTATTATCTTCAATACTATATAATACCCAACAAAAACTATGAAGATTACCCAAAAATAAGTACCATGAATCAAAATCCTTAACTGATTTTGTGCGATAAGTTTTTATTATTTGAGGAACATGATATATAACATTAATAACATTACACGCAATAAGGATTCCGCTTTTGTATGTATTATTATTCATTAATCATCTAATTAAAATTTAAAAATAACTTTAAATAATTTGTACATATATTAAAATATATAAAAAAAATTGATATATTATGCTATTATTATATGTGATTAATATAAATACTTAACACATAATTATATATAATGGAACAAACACTAGCACAAATGCAAAATCAAGAACCAAAAATATTTATATTAGTAGATACCAGTTATTGGATATTTTATAGATATTTTGCTATTGTTCAATGGTGGAACCACGCAAAACCAGAATTACCTTTAACTAATCCATATGAAAATGAAGAGTTTGTAGAAAAGTTTTTGAAAACATTTAGTGAATCGCTAACGGGGTTTAAAAAGAAGCAAAAAATACATAAGAAAAAAACTACTATTATTGCTGTTCGTGATTGTCCTCGCAAATCTATTTGGAGAAATGCTTTATTTTCAGAATATAAAGGTACGCGAGACACAGGTGAGGAATTTAATGGAGGTCAATTTTTCAAACACATTTATCAAGACAATAATAAACTTTTATATGATGCCGGCGTTAATAGTGTATTACAATTTCCTAATTTAGAAGCCGATGATATTATTGCACTTACTAAAAATCATATTCGCCAAAAATATGCGGATGCAAAAATATATATTATTGCCAATGACCATGACTACTTACAACTTTTAGATGAGCACACTGAAATTGTAAATTTTCAAAACAAATTTTTAAAAGAAGCAAAGAAAGTGTTTAGCGAACCACAGAAAAATTTATTTTATAAAATTGTGTTAGGAGATAAATCAGATAATATTATGCCCATTTTTAAGAAATGTGGACCAAAAACTTGTGAAAAATATTACGAAAATAATGAATTGTTTTTAGAAGCACTTAAAAAAGAAAATGCTTATGAAAAATATGAACTAAATAAAAAATTAGTAGATTTTAGAGAATTGCCTGACGAATTAGTTAATAGTTTTATTAAAGAAAACTCTGAATTACTAAATAAACTATAAACTATAAAAACTGTAAATTATGTATATTAGCATTATTAATAATATAACTAATAATAATACTAATAATGTTAATTAAATATCCTTTATTAATTCCTACATTTGGACACGGGTCAACAAGTTTAATTACTAATCCTTATGCAACATTAGCAAGTAATTTTCTTAGCGGATTATGTATATATTATTGTTCATTTTTTCAACGAAAAATGTTATTAATTATTTTTTCTATTTATCATATTGCCGATGACTTTAAAATAAAAAATAACTTTTATAAATATTGTTTAAGTTCACTATTTCACTTAGCATGGCTAAAACAACCAATTATAAGTAAATGTTATTTAACGCTAGTCCATACTCCCAGTCATTATTTAACTATTTATAAAAGAAAACAAAAAGTCGTGCAACAATTTTTAATAGGTTTTGGGACAAGCTTACTTGCCATTCCATTTTTAAATGCTAACTTAGATAACAAATTAAATAATAACTTAGGAGAATTATGGTTTGTTGCTCCAATAATTGCGCATATAATAGTTCATAGCTACTATAACTTAACTTAGTTTTATTTAGTTTTTAGCTTTTAGTATTAAGCAATTTAATAGTCTTTGTTAGACCAAGCATATTTATTTTCAAAATAAATAAAATTGTATCGCTCTTTACATCATAATAAGGCACTTCAATAGTACATCTATATTTGCGAATTATATTTAAAAGATTGTTATCTAATTCATAGTTTATGTTAATACATTTATTGCTTACATTTTCATTATTTTCATTATTTTCATTATTTTCATTATTTTCATAATTTTCATAATTTTCATCATTATAAATATAACCATTACAATTTATTAAACCAATTAGTCTAACTTGTGAAGTATTTTTTTTTAATCGCTCAAATTCTATAGTTTGCTTACCTAATAATGGAAAACTAATTGATCCTTTATAAACATTATTTAATGGAGGCAAACTATAACTCAATACTAATAATAAAATATTATACATAATAAAAATAATATTATTATGTTACCAAATAATTATTTCAATTTTTTTAATATTATTTAAAAAAAAATTGAAATAATTATTATTGTATTTTATTTTGTTTTAAAATTAGTTATAAATCATGTCTTTTGAACCAATTAGTCACGTTGGAACTCTTTATAACACTACCAACCAAGGTTTTAGTAATATGGATTTAATTCGTGAATTAATAGATAATGCACTTGATGCTAGAGCATCTGAAATTCAAATTCATATGATATATCAACCAGAGAGCAATACATATCTTATTATGATTGGAGATAATGGACCAGGTATGAATCGTAAAGCACTACAAACGCATATTATTATTAATAATCGCAAAGACGCCAGTGATGATAAAAATGGGCTTTTTGGTTTTGGTGGTATTGCTGCATTATTTGGTCTTACACAAGAAGGTGGAGGTACAGCAACAACATTGAGCAAAATTGAAGGTGAAGCAATCAATGAACTTCTACTAGATTTTCCTACTATTATAAAGAATAATAACATTACATATATGGCACATGAAGTATCTGTAACTATGAACACTATGTGGAATAATTATGCGGTAAATAAAAATCATGGTACTCTTATAATTTTAGAATGTAGTCCTTTGCTTGTATCTAATATGATAGAAAAATTACCTTTAGAGAATCTTGGTAGCACATATTATGCATATATTAATGAAAATATTAAACTTACACTAATAGTTAATGACAAAAATGGCAAATTAGTTAAAGAAATTGTTTCTAATAATATGATTGCTAATGCTACATACACAAAGAAAAATGAGCTGACAATATGGAAAAAAGGAGAAATTATAATTGCTGAATTTAAAAATGGAAATGAAAAAAGGGTTTATCTTGATTCAAAAACAAATACTCATAATTCAGCAACTAATCTTTACAATGAAGGTTATAGAGAAATTGGTAAAATTAATTATACAAATAGTATTCGGTTTAATCTTATTGATAAAGCAAATAATTGGCCGGTATCTTCTGGTGGGTACTATTTAAAGCGTAATAAAAAAGTAATTAATAGAATTGAAATTCCATATCCTACATCGGGTGATTATGCTTATAAAGATCTTAGGGCATCGTCTAAGCATCTGGTTGAATTTACTACTAATCTAGATTCACTATTTGGTATTCAAGTTAATAAATCAAAGATTGATAAGAATCTTATAAACTTAGCTATTTTTACAACTCTCCAGTATTTAGCAATGGATTTTTGTAAAAAAACTTGGGATAAAATTAAGCAACCTGCTAAACCGACACCAAGACCAGCACCAGCACCAGCACCTGCTCCAGCACCAGTACCAAGACCAGCACCAAGACCAGCACCAAGACCAGCACCTGCTCCAGCACCAGCACCTGCTCCAGCTCCAGCACCAGCACCTGCTCCAGCTCCAGCACCATCACCAGCACCTGCTCCAGCACCATCACCAGCAGCAGCAGGAACATTTACGTTTCCATCAAAACCAAGACCAGTATTAAGAACACCAACTATTGAAGAACTAATTGAAGAAAGTGAAAAATACACTAGTTATTTAAAAAATAGTACAAATGTTGAAAATAGTACAATACTACAAATCTATACACTACAATCTAGGGTTAATAATTAATAGGCAAATCGCAAGTTACAAAAGTAGCTTCTCCTTCAGCATTCCATGAAACAACCAATACAATAACTTCTACACCTTTTTTTATTGCTTCATTAAATGCTTCTTTATAAATAGGGTCTAGCACAGATACTTGAAAACTGGTAACATCGCTTCGTTGAATAACAAAACAAATAATAGGTCTAATAATTTTTGAATAAGTAATTTCTGCTAATTCATTAATATGTTTTAAGGCACGTTCGCTTACAACCGCTCCTTTCTTTTTCCTGTAGCCATCTGGAAAATATGATATTTTTTCATTAATAGGAATATTAGTAAAGTCTCCATGTTTAATCATTTTTTTGCGGTCACTTGAAGACACATCAGCATAATCAGCAAGAGGAACATTTTTAACTTCTAACACAAAATATTTACCTTGCTCATCTATTCCAGCAAAATCAAAACGCGAATTAAGTAATTTAACCTCTCTCTTATATGCTTTAATATTTGTCAATGTTTTCAAATAATTTTTTGTTAACGCATTTTCTACCAAAGTTTCGGCTAATTTTGGGTCAACACCAATTAATTGCTTGTTAATGTATAATTGAGCATTAATAATTTTTTCTTCACAAAAATTTGCTAAATAAATTTTATAAGAGCAAACCTTAGATTTAGTTTGACTAGCATTAGATTTTATAGGGGACGCATATACATAAGATTCTTTTTCGGATAATCCACAACAACCCATAGAAGCACAATGTGCTTGAACTATTGAACCATCGTGAAGTTCTATATCAGCAACATAAGGAGTTTTACATAATTTAGATGGTCGTGATACAATTTTTACCAAAATCAAATCATTTAATTTAGTAAGCATATTTTAACTGCTTTATATAATATAGATTAATGTTGTTAATCTATATTATTATTTAATAGTTAATATCAATTTTTTTTTTAACAAGTAAACACTTTCAATATATTTTATTAAGCCCATGGTATTTCTGTAATAGCAGCAGAAGCAGTAGAAGCAGTAGGAGGAACAACAGGTACAACAGGTGCTACATTAACATCGCTCTCATATAATGCATCATTGAATGTTGTAGTAAAACTATTGAGTGATTTAGAAAGCACATCATATGTCACGTTTTTACCTGTGATGAGATAAATTGGATTTTTATATACTTTACCTTCTAGAGTTTGAACATAAAATATTGAAACAAATGGAAAAAATTCGTTATCTTTAGTAAGATCAATAGATTTTAAAGGTTCCAAAACTTTATTAGTATCCAATTTTGATTTAGGATTTTTATCTAGTTCTAAATATTTTGTAAACTCACTCACTTTTGCTCTTCCTAAAGTGATATTGGGAATATTACCATATTCATTTGTAAAATCTAACCAGCGCTGAACCAACTCATTTTGTAATGAACCATAAGGACCAACCCATAAATATATTTCCAGTTTAACATTAGGTTTAGGTTTAAAATTTTCAATTGAATAATTATTAACACAAGAAAATAATATTACAATTATTACACTTAATAATCCTAAAATTATAAAAATTTTTTTTGAAGACATATTTTTTTTTATAGTTTTAAGAAATCCAGATTTAACCATTATAATATAATATAATATAATTTGTTATTGACAATTTATTAGTTTATTTAAATGGTGTTATTACTATTTCCTTTAATAATATATTCCGAATAACATTTATCAAATTCTTCACTAGTAATATGTAGTTGCCTTTTCAAAATATAATTTTTATCATAAATATAACTATCTTCACTTCCAGAATCTATAGATGTGTCTAAAATAAATTTTACACAAAATTCTGCTGTTAATTTTTGTGTGCTAAGCACAACTTTTTTATTTAAATTATTAATATTTTTTTTTAATACATCTAGGCTATATGTTTGATTACATAAATCACTATCGCTAATGGTTTCAACATAGTAAGAATCCATATTTAATTTACTATACTTTACTTTATAATGTAAAATATAAATGTTTTCAATTTTAATTATACAATTATATATATTATATATAATATATGATTACATCAGTAAAATCACAACAATTACAACAATCACTAAAACCAATAAAGTTTTGGCAATTTGGATGTTGGAATAATTTAAATACAAAGAAAAATGAAACCCTAGGATGTTTAAATAAAGTAATAACATTAATAAATAACCGCTCAATTCCTGAAGAAAATAAACCAGATTTTTTAATTGTATCAGGAGATAATTATTATCCTGATAAAATTAAACCTAAAGATGGAATGGATCCAACAATAAAAAAAAAAATCATATTTTCAGAAAAATTAAAGGAAGGAATAAATTCTTTACCCGAAAAAATAAAAATTAATATGATACTAGGAAATCATGATTTAGAAACAAATAATGAAGATAATTTATATATTGAAAGTTTAGAAACTCCAGAAAAAAATGATTGTCAAATAATACAATTAGAACTTGAATTACTTAATAAAAAAGAAAATGTGGACTATTTTTTCTTTAAATCTCAAGTATTAAATAATGAAACATTATTGTTAATGATTGATACTAGTATATATGATGAAGATGCCGCTATATATTTGCCTTGCTATAATAAATTTTTTACATATAATGTTTTTTACCAAAACGAAGAACTAAGTTTTGACTCTATAGCAAAATTAAGAAGTTTCCAATTAAATAGAATTATGAAAGCAATAAAAAAAAACATATACATAACGAATCTTATAATAGTTGGTCATCATCCTATTTATCAAGTAAAATATAAAAAAAAAGAAACAGAACCAATAAAATATACAAGTGAAATTTATATTAATTTTAGACCAGTACTAGAAAATATATATGAAATCTTAAAAAATAATACTACATATTATTATTTATGTTCTGATTTACATTTATACCAAAAAGGTAAGATTCAAATAATTATGAAAAAATCAGAAACTAAAGAAGAAGAACAAATTATGAATATTCAGCAATATATTGTTGGAACGGGTGGAACCGAATTAGACGATGCGTTAGCAAAACCAATAGATACAGAAAAACTATATACAAATAATAATGTAAATTATACTTTACAAGAAGAACGTGATGAATGTGGTTTTTTAGAATGTATTATTAGCAATAGCAGTATACCTACTTTTCAATTTATCTCTATAGTAATGATATCATCATTAGGAGGAAAAAAATATAAAACTAGAAGAAAAACAAAGAAATTTAAATCTAAAGCAAAAACTAGAACAAAAAAATCTAAAATAAAGAAATCTAAATCTAAATCTAAATATTAAAAATAAGTATAAATAATTTGTATATAGTTTAATGACTATATAAAAATCTTAAATTTATAATAAAACTTAATTAAATATAATTTTTAATCATTGCGTTTAAATTCGCAAGTGTTCTATCTCCTTCTAATTCTTTTAATTTATTATTATTTTCATCTAATAGTAATATGGTAGGAAAACCAGATATATTGTATTTGGTCATCATTTCTCCAGCATCCGCACTTTCTATTTTATGAGTAGCTAATGGAGAAGTTTGTTTAAACTCATCCCATATAGGAGAAAACGAGTCACAATGCGGGCAACCATTCATATAAAAATATACCACTTTCTTTTTTCCATCATTTTCAAAATTTTCAACATTCATATTTATTAATACATATTTATTAAAATAATAAAATATTATTAACAAAGCAAGTATAAATAACATTGAGTCAAGTGGTTTTTTAAATGATAATCTTTTTTTTAAAGTCTTTAAAATATCCATCATAATTTATATATATATAAAATATTATAATATTATTGGTAAATATTGTTATTAATAAATTTTACATTTTCATTAATTTTATGTTTAAGTGTAATATTTTTACTATGATTATATTTTTTTATTACTTTTCCTCCTCTTTTATTCAGCATAATATCTTCTTGAGCATATGGATTAACTTTGTTTTCTAATACTTTGTTTTCTAATACTTTGTTTTCTAATACTTTGTTTTCTAATACTTTGTTTTCTAATACTTTGTTTTCTAATACCTTGTTTGTTGGTATTATATTAGGTTTCTGTTTACGTGTAATATTAGCAAGTTTATTATATAAGTAATTTTCAGGTAAGTTAAATGTTTTATATAAATTATCTGTAAAAACATTATCTAGTTTTTGTGCTCTAGACAAACATTGTTCAGCCACTAATGTACGTACAAAAGTAGGTTTTTTTCCTGTTTTATCTAAATAACATCTAAATACTACATTTATTTTGTATATTTTGTTTTCACTTAAACGCGCATCAGATGATTCAATTTCTTTAAAAATTTTTTTTCTTATAACAGCAGGAGCAAGAGGTACAGCAGGTACAGCAGCAGCAGCAGGTACAACAGCAGCAGGTACAACAGCAGCAGGTACATCAGGTGTTGGATCTTTACTTGATAATTTTGTGAATAAAGTAAAAATTATTTCATATTTATCACTTTCTTCTATAGTAGTGCCCTTAGTAATACTATAATATTCTTTTGAAGGCAAATTATTGTCAAATTTTTCAATATATGTATCTGCTATATAATATTTTTTAAATTGTTTATTATTATAAAATTTAAAAATATTACGTATTAAATATATAATATTTTTCTCAACTATTTTATTCTTATCCTTATCCTTATCCGATACGTCTTTTAGTTGTCTTTTGAAAAAATATTTAAATAATTTTAATGCTTTATTATTTAAAAATAGTTCTTCTTTATTTTTTATATAGTCTTTTCTGCGGGCATCTGCAACAATAGTATCTATATTTTGAGTATTTTCAGCATATTTAATATTATTATGAATATATATTTTATCATAACTGGAATAATTAGTATTTATATCTTTAGGTAGTAATATATTAGATTGTGGCAAAAAACTTTGTCTAAC